ATCAAATACTCTGTTGAGATAATCGTTGGCTCCTTTGCACTCCCATTCGCCCTTCTCTCCTATCTCACACTTATAATGTAACTCTCTTTTGAGTTGCATAAGTTTGTTTGTCATTGCTACTTTGTCTAGTCTTCCGTTCATGTTACTCCTCTGGGTGGTTCTTGCAAGTAAACATTCCCTGATATAGTTTCTCCTTCATTGCCACTCATGACAAAGTGTTCTATCCATGAAGGGAAGATTACTATATGTCCATCAGGTATTTCTGGAACAAAATCCATAGGAATTTTGTCAGCGTACATACCCCATTGATTCATAATAACTTTTCTAGCAGGGTTCATAAAAACTGTTCTTGACACACCAACACTTTTATAAATCACGAAACTCCATTGAGCTCCAGAATGAATGTGTGGATCTTGCCAATCAGATTTTACATATTTGTTTCTCCAAGCTTGTCCTATAACAAATGGTTCATCAGAAAATTGTCCTATGCACTCCCCTATGAATCCATGAAGGTATTCATATGCTTCCTGTGACAATAAATCATTACCTAATGTAGTTGGAATCTCACTCATAAAAGATGGATTGTATTCAATATCATCTGTTGTAAATGATATCTTATCCAAGTCAATCTTTTCAATAAAAAAGGGTGCTGGAAATACAGCGTTTGGGTTTCTCATACTATAATTTATAAAAGAAAAGAGACCCCTAGAGGTCTCTTTGTGAGAATATGATAACGTACCTTTACTTAGAAAGTAAACTTAACTCCACCTTTAGCAGCCCAGTTTACATCATCATCAGCAGTTACACCAGATAGTTCTGCATAGAACTTGTCATATGAACCACCAATGTATCCAATGAATTCTACATCACCGAACTCATCTGTTGAGTCAGAATGTGTAGCTGTAGGGCCACCAGCAATGTAGTAACCGATTCCTGATTCTGTTGTCCCTTCGTAACCGATGATTGCTTCTAGAGTTCCAGAAGAGTATGCACCGTCAGGATATGAACCAGACATTTCAAGGTTAACGTAAGGGCCTGCAAATGCGGCACCAGATGCTAGGAGAGGGGCAGCAGTTAATGCTGCAATTGAAGTTTTAAACATTTTTCTTATTAGTTTACTTGCTGAGTTTATACCAGCAGATGATAGAAGTCTCGACATGACTTCGTGTTAGGTTTTGAACTGAAGAGACCTAGCGCGAGTAATTGAGGCATTCGGAATAGTAGTTCGCAAAGCGTCCTTTGCTTCTCTTATATAGTATAACAAGATACTGGATCTTGTCAAGCCCCCTGTCCTTTATTTCGGGGATCACCACCAGCAATACGTCCTAGATAGGGGTCAAAATCTGCTAACATGTCAATGGTGATCTCATTTCCACGAGTCAACCACAACTCTCTGAGTCCATCATGACTACCTCTATGAAAGATCTCTATGTGTTCCTCATGTATGGAAGAACCCAACTCAATTTTGTATAATAATATAGGACAAGCGTAGGCAGCACCTGAGTTGTAGATCAAATCATCAGCAACAGGTCGTGGTTTTACGCCATTGTCTAACTTATATTTTGATCCTCTGACATGTAACTTTAATATCTTCTCCGCATGGTGTCTCGTAATAACATAACAAGCAGTAGAAAAATCATTGATGAATCTTCTATGAACTTGTACATGTAATTCGCCAGGGCATATAACTGCAAGTTGTATGGTATCCCAATCATATGGCATACGAGATAGAAACTGTCTCCATGTGAATGTCCAGAACTTTGCAATACTAATATCACAATCATCTTCCATGATGATAGCATAGGGATGATCTGTCTCCTCTACAAAATGTTTCAGTGCCTTGAGGTGTGATGTAACGCATCCTATCTCACCAGGCGTAATACTTTCTGGATATTTTCCTGTAAGAATATCACTTAGATCATCACCAGTAGACGGTCTTCCATCGTAAGCAGAGATGCGAGTATAATTTTCTATCTCCCACTCTTCCAATTGGTTCTTCATCCACTCCATTCTTTCTGGTTGTTCATCCAGATTAATAATGTAAAGAGGGCCGAACCCTTTCAATTTGTATGCTGATTTATTTGACATCGAAAAAGAATGTTTGTGTAAGTCTACTTGTTTCTAATGTATTCCCAAAGCCAGGAATGATACTTCTATGATACAACATTTTACCACGATACGCAACTAGTCTATTGTAAACATTTCCTACAGCTATGTTCATATCATGATCTGGACTTTCATATATGCCAGTTCCAGAGTCAAGAATAGGATTAGGGGTCAGATATAATACTGCTGCCCACTCTGCTTGATCTTCTCCTTGACTATCTTTATGAATCCAAGTCTCTGTACCTTCCATACAAGATTGAAAACAAAGAGTGTCCTGTGTCATGTCCCATATGATTTCTTTACATCTAAAAGCAATCTTTAGTTTGACCTCTACTTCTCTTTGTAAATCTCCTCCTAGACGCATAGAGCGTACGCCTGGCACACTTACTTGATACCTATTGAAGTCCATCTCCAAGGCACGTTTCCTGATGTAATCAGGATCGTCAAGAAAGTTATCTAATACAATTAAATTACGATCCATCCGTCACAATATAAGTCCTTAAGATTTTTATCTTTATAATCTGGCCCGAACCATTGCTTAGGTGCTACAACTTTTCCTCTACCATTTTGTAACCATGCTCCCCACCATGATAGTGATGAGTTAGCAATGATTGCACCAGAACATAAACTCATAATACAAAGATCAACAAATGGTTCATAAGATCCATCGGGATATTTGTCTGTTGGTTCTGATACTAAGAATCTATCATCAGCAAAGAACTCCTGTTCGTTTACCCACTCAGGAGAATCAGAACATACAACTATAGGTTGATCTTCTGGAAACTCTTTGAGTGCCTTTTCATAATATTCTACAGGTTGTGGAGGATGTTGGCCAGAACATTCTGTGTATGACCATTTGAATCCTCTAGCATCTACTAGATTAGGATCTCCTCTTCTTACATGTAAGAACAATGGAGCTTGATCTAGAGAGTCTATCATCTCTTTACATGGTGTTAATATAGATTCATGGAAAGTAAAGTCTCTCCTGATG